TTACGATGTGAAATCGAGCCTATACAAGAAGGTATTTATATAGGCAAAAAGAGTGTGAATCAGTTAGAATCAGGGAGATAGAAACAAAATGGACAAGACGGTTATCTTTTATATTATTTCTTTTATTGCTGGGATATTATCTCTTATTATCTCTATGCCTGCCATGCTGGGAGTATCTATTATCTCTACGCTAATAGCGATTATCACAGAGAGATTATCTATATTAGATTAAAGATTAATATTTTATTATTACTCTAGCTCCATTAGTAACCCTTTAGGGCGATTGGGTACTATTTGACAAGATGTCCAAAATGTGCTATAATAAGGCATATTAAGAAACAAACAACAGGAGTAGATTATGACCGATTCAGCAGCACCAATGATCCCAGATCACATTACCGTAGCAGACATGATTGCGGCATTGTCAGCATTGCCCGCAGATGCTCGCTTGGTTGTGACCCACTCCGGTTACTACTGTTACGACGACTTCGCAGACATCTTCACCCCACGGCCTGTAGATTCCAATGGATCCACCTGTGCAGACGGTGACGCTATAGCTTATGCTATTGGCCATTCCCATCAGTCCTATTAATAGGGAAACGATATGAAAATACAGACAGCGATCAAGCATTTGGAAGCAGATGCAGACTTCTTGGGCATGGAGTTTCATGACTTCGTGGCTTTTGTCAAAGCAAACCCCATGGCCCAGACTCAAAAGACTATTGAGGCTTATGCAATCTTCGCAATGGAGAGCAAGAAAGCATGGGACAAGGTAGCATGATTAATTTGCTTAAAGAACTAGCACAAGCCGCGCTATTTGTATCGATTGCATTTGGCCCCTTCTTTTACTACATTTTGACGATGAAACCCTAAGTAACCCTTTATTTGACAAGGGTACTAAAAGGTGTTATAATTTAGACATGATAAAGCAAAAAGGAAACAAAATGGAAGCGATCGTAAAATTCAACAAGCAAAAGGCCCGTTTCGAAGGTTTCGTAGACGGTAAGATGGTAGCTCGTTCAAAGCATGAAGGTTATGTCAAAGAGACCATTGCAAAGATGGGTTTCGTAATCGGCTCACAAAGCAACGATGTTACTCCCAAGGCTTCTGAATTTGGTATCAACGAGCGCTTCGCATTCGTAGAGCAAATGGTCAACATGGTGGCTAAGAAGACGATCGCATCAGCAATTATCACAGGCCAGGGCGGTCTGGGTAAGACGCACACAGTGTTGAAAGCTCTTAAGAGTTATGGCATGCAAGACACCACAGACTTAGGCGCCTTTGAGATCGGTTCCAGAATCAACACCCCGAAAGCATTTCGCCTGATCAAAGGCTTCTCAACAGCAAAAGGCCTCTACAGAACTCTGTTCGAGGGTAACGGTCAAGTGTTGGTATTCGACGACTGCGATAGCGTGCTCAAAGACCCAGTAGCTCTGAATTTGCTCAAGGGTGCATTAGACTCATACGGCGATCGTTGGATCTCCTGGAACGCAGACTTCAAAGATGACGATCTGCCAAAGACATTCAAATTCACAGGCACAATCGTGTTCATCAGCAACATGGATCTGGATCGTGTAGACCAAGCAGTTAAGAGCAGGGCTATGTGCGTAGACTTGAGCATGACGCAAGAGCAGAAGGTCGAGCGTATGGAAACACTCGTAGCAGACCCCGAGTTCCTCAGCGACTATCACATGCAGTTAAAGAAAGATGCGATCGCGTTCATCAGAGAGAACATGAACCGAGTCAGCAACCTTAGCTTGCGATCACTCATAGCAACCACAAAGATCAGAGCAGAGGGCGGCGATTGGAAACAGCTCGCTAAGTATGTGCTCACACAGGGTGCATAATGAGCAATATGCTTATAGGCTTCGTGCTAGGCTGGGTGGCCTTTACGGCATCCGGCCGAGAGTCCTTCTTAATAGCGTATAAGGCCTTAGATGCTGCTGGCGCTAGAATAGCAACCATAATCGCAGATGACCTAGACAAGGCGAATAGCCCCAACAGATAGACCCCCCTAATTAGCGCAGCGAGAATCAGCGTATGCTTATATAGCATATAGCGACCGTCTAATATTATCCATCCAAACCCTTTCTGTCTTACCCCTAACCTCACCCTGCCCTCAAAGAAATTCTCCAGAAAAAATTTCCCAGAAAATTTTGCGCTACAAACGCCTTCTATATACCATTCTACTATGACTTCCATTATCCCACGCTCACAACTCAAAGACTCATTCTTCACAGATATGCCCGACTTTCCCGCTACGGGTGCTGTAGGGAGTAGCGTCAATCCTGGCATCACTACACGGGCAAATGGCTCTGTAGATACCCTAAACGGCTATGTCAATACCACGCCCGTCCTCAATCGGATCTACTACAATCGGAGAGTGCATAAACAAAATATTAAGCGAGTAGACCCGAATACGTTCGATGAGGTGACAGAGCAAGAATGGCGTATTCCTTTTACAGTAGATAACAATTTACCCGTTTCAGAGATTACACAGCGTATTGACGACGCTATGGACAAAATAGCACTTTACACTTATTGGAAAATCAATTATAATGACTACACGATATCAGCATATATCAGATTACAAGGACAGACCGCATGAATGAACGAGTACTAAAATACGTAAAAGAGGCAGAGTTTACTGATAGGGAAATACTCATGCTTGGTGATAACTTTCAGCGCTTTGCTGAGCTACTGATAGATGACGCTTGTGACTTAATGCGTTCTCTTGAACCCATGTATCCCGCTAATCTTACTGTGAAGAAGATCCGAGAGATGTATGGTATTAAACAGGATTGGCAGAAATATAACTTTCCGGAGATTACAGATGATAATGAATAATCGTATTACAGAATTACTTAAAGAAGCAGGCTTTGTGTTCTGGCAAAACGAGTCTTGGGGCCCTGGTCCTGGCCGAGTCGATTGGTCTAACGACTATGACAGAGAGATCTGGGATTTTGTCAAACTGTTAACCGACGAACATCGGCAAACTCTGATTGATAATGGCTTTGATGATGCCGCGGAGTACCTATGACCTACGATACCTTTGAAGATTGGTTCGACGAACTTGAGTCGTTCTCTCCTCGATCGGAACGATTCTTTGAGGTCTTAGATCGGGGTGCGCCCCGTAATGACATGGTGTTATGGCTCATAGCCGCTTTCGACGCTGGTCGTGAAGGATTGGATTCGGAGAGTAGCAAAACTGGCGTTGGAAAAACCGGAGATGGGGATAGTGAGAGTCGAATTCGAAAGCTTGCTGAAATAGCGAATGTCTATACCGAATACGAGTACTCCGAAAGCGATGAGTATTGGGGTGATCTATATGATAAGAACTTTGCCCGAATGGTTGCTGCCGATTGTGCTCGCATTGCTTATAATAAGTCCGGCTGGTGTGGTGCTGCCGATATTAAGAAAGAATACGGAGTCGAATAATGACTGAACGAGTTTTTGTGTTTACTGAAGCCGAAAGTCATATGAAGAGCAGGATGGTGTCTAGACCCATCATGTATGCTTTCCCTGAAAGTGAGATCAAAGAGATTCGTACTCAGCGTGGTAGCCAGAACTGCTATCTTGAGGTTAATGGTCTTGAAGTTAACGGTAGTTTTGATGATTTAGTCAATCTACTCGGTCTAAGGATAGATATCAAATGAATAACATTATTCAATGGGTTGGTGCAGTATTCATTATCATTGGACATATATGTAATGCCGTTGGACCCGATGCTTATCCCTATAATATTGTTGCATTCACATTGGGGACCGTTATGTTTTTGACATGGACTATACGAGTAATGAATAAGCCGCAGATGACGGTAAACATTGTAGCGATCGTTACTTGTTTAATTGGGTTATTTAACGCTTGGAAATAATATGAATAAAAGAATTGGGCCTATTACATTAGACGGTGAAACAGCCGATCGCATTACTTTACTGAATCTAAAAGACTATCGAAACTATCTTAAACAAGAATTAATTAACTGGCGTAAAAATCCTCGTACTGATGATAATCCCACGGGATACTGGCTTCATCCTGAGGATGTTGTTGGCAACGGTGCTGCTATCAATGCCCTAAATCTAATCATTAAACATTTTGAAGGTTAAACCATGAACACTAAAGAAATCATTCGTAAAGCTGAAGAAGATGAGTGGATTGAAATAACTCAATTCGTAAAGTTGGCTGTGTTAGAAGAACGTGAGGCGTGTGCAAAGCTGTGTGAAAGCCATTGGGAAAAAGATGGTGCGGCTTTATGGTGCGCTAATGCCATCCGAGCAAGGGGAGATAAATGAATGATCTAAAATTTACTACTGCAGGAAATTATATGGATTCTAAAATCGATGATTTAATGTATCAGTCTGGTCTAACAGCTAGCGGTTGCTGGGACCAATTGGATTCTTATGATAAAGAAGCGATTGAAAAATTCGGCAAGTTAATTATCAAGGAATGTAATGAAATTAATAAACAAGAACTTTCATTTAATGCATTTGAAAGATTACTAAATAAATATCAAGAACATTTTGGAGTTAAAGAGTAAGTTAACAGTGATATTTGACCTTATTATAAAACTATTGGGAACTGCGTTCATGACAGCAGTGTTAACCTTTTGGGGCCTGATACTGCTTGTTATTGTATATTGGATTATATACTGGATACTTAGACTTTGGAGTTACTTATTATGAATGAAAAAATTAAGCAATTTGCCGAATTGTCCAAGCAGTATAAAACAATTTTAGTTGATGGACAAATGCAATCGGTTCTTTTAATAGATCCCGAAAGATTCGCAGATATGCTTATTAACGAATGTATTACTGTAATTGAAAATCTATCACCTGGATATAAAGATTATCGAGATCAGATTGAAGATGCGTTTCGTAGAGATTGCATAGAAGAAATTAAACATCATTTTGGAGCATAATGTTAAAATGTTTTGAGACTACCACCAAAGATGGACAAACTGTACGTATCTATGCTAAAGATGCACTCGAAGCCCATCAGAAAATGAAGGAACTTTACGGGCCTCGCAATGTTCCTTTCATTCCCAAGATGATTCCATCTTAATAAATAACATTATGAAGATTTCAAAAGTATCATTAGACTACTATGCCGCCCATCAGGCAAATATTCTACGCATGCAAGAAACTTCTAGACAAACTAGAATTGAAACTGATCGCAAAGCAATAGAAAAGCAAAGAATAGAAAAAATTGACCCAAAACGTAGTGTTGATTTAAAACTTGGTAGGTACATAGATATTGAAGTGTGATTATTATGAAAAGAAATAATGTTTATTCCTGAAAAACAATATAAAGAGATAATTAAGAATACTGTAAATTTGTGCGTTGATGTTTGTTTACGTTACAATGATAAATTATTGTTAATTAAAAGAACCGAGGAACCCTGCAAAGGGGTTTTCTGGCCTATAGGTGGTAGAATTCACAAAGGTGAACGAGCAATCGATGCTGCCAGGCGAAAAATCAAAGAAGAAATCGGTATAGATTTCAAAGGCGAACTTTATCCAATCGGATTTTACGAAGATCGCTATACATCCAACTCATTTAGCAAGAAAACCGATTACTGCACCCTAAGTATTGTCTGGGTAGGTGATCTTGAAGGCTTACCTTCAATTATTTTGGATGGGACCAGTGAAGAATATGGATTATTCGAAGAATTACCAAAAAGATTCAAAGTAACCACATTTCCATTATTTGAAGACACAATTTCATAAAATAGTGAGGTGTGAATTGTGTTAAATATATAATGCTGTTGCGGTTCTTGCCGTGACTTTTAATATTAACTATAAAAGGATACTGAAATGAGTATTTTAAGAAGATTGTTTGGGTTAGAACCAAAGAAAACAGAAGAACCAACTCTTGATCTTGCAGCAAGACAAGAAAAAATCAATGCATCACCTGCTATTGCCGCAGCTGCCGAGGCTCCAACTGCACCGCCACCTGCACCTACAGATGTAGTCGTTGAGGCACAAGGTCAAGCGCCTGCTGAACTAATCGCAACACCAGTCGAGCCAGTTGTTGCACCTGTAGCTGTACCAGTGGCTACAAGAGCTAGAAAAACAGCTGCATCAAAGGCTCCAAGAGCGAAAAAGACAAAAAAATAAAAAAAGGAATAAAAATGGCAAATTGGGACGAACACGCTGAAGAAGAAAAAAAGAATCCAACGCCTTTTAATACTAACGCAACACCACCTACTGGATATCAATCAGGTAATCCTGAGATGATTAAAAGTGCCGGTGGTGCAATGCATTCCGGTGCAGACGTATTAGTTGCACATGATAAAGATAGTACCGACTGGATTAATAAAAAATGGCGACCTGTTATGGGTTGGGTCTATATGATGACCTGTACAGCAGACTTTGTTGTATTTCCTATTTTATGGTCATTGCTTCAAGCAATGTCTGCAGGACAAGTTACTAGCCAATGGCAACCACTAACCCTTCAGGGCGCCGGGCTTTACCATATTGCAATGGGTGCCGTTCTTGGTATCGCTGCTTATGGTCGCACAAAAGAAAAAGTAGAAGGTAAAGCATAAGGTAGTTTTTATGTATTTTATATTTGATGTGGATGGCACACTCACACCGAGTCGTGGCGTTATAGATAATGAATTTAAAATTTGGTTTAATAATTTTATGGATCAACATCCTGTTGCATTTGTGACAGGATCCGATCTTGAAAAAACCGTAGAACAGCTTGGAGAAGACCTGATCAACAAAGCCAGGTTTTCTTTCAATTGCTCAGGCAATGCAATTTATCAGCAAAGTAAATTAATCTACAAAAGCGATTGGAAATGTCCTGATGATTTATGGCTATTTCTTGAAAACAAACTGTATTATTCTAGATATAATTTTAAATATGGTAAACATTTCGAAGAAAGAATCGGGATGTTAAACTTTTCAATCGTTGGTCGTAATGCTATAGGTATTGAAAGAGACGAATACTATCAATGGGATAGAATTCATCTTGAGCGAGAGCATATTGCAAACGAAATCAACAACAAATGGTCTACTATACAGGCCGTTGTCGGGGGCGAAACGGGCATTGACATATTTGCCAGAGGCGCCGACAAATCACAAATACTCAAATACTTGCCAGACGAAAAAGAAGTTCATTTCTTCGGAGACCGTATGGATAAGGTAGGCAATGATTATCCTTTAGGTAAAGTTATTATTGACACAAATATAGGTGGGTGTTATAATGTACTTAATTGGATGGATACTTGGCAAAAACTAAAAGCATTTTAACTACAGAAAATTATGAAGAGGATTACGAATAATGTCAGTGTTTTATAATATGGATACCCCACCGCCACCAACTAATCTAGTTGATTACATTAGCGCCGCAAATGGCATTGCAAATAACATTGCACAATCAATTGCTGGAACTAGTGCTCAGTCACAACAAGATTTGATTTATGATATGGTTCGATTGAAGAACAATCGAGTAAGAACCCTTGCTGAAAATTTAAGCAAAAACTTTTCAGGGCAAGTTTACTTAACTGACCATATTTTCCATGCTGTTACATATAAACCAAAAGGTGCAAATATGCACTTCTTTAATATGAACTCAGCACCAAAGATATTTGAGAACTCAGTTGTTATTTTAAGTAATAACAATGTGATGACTGATAATAATTTAAATCGTTTCATTGAATTGTATTTAAATTCACCTACATCTGCATTCGTTATTTGGGACTTTGATAATCACCATTGGTTTGCTCTATCAGGTATGCTAGCTGCATCATGCGATCTTTATGTACCAACACACTCTGATAATCTTGAACCATTATCAAGATTTAATAATATCATGGCAGGTCCAGTTGGGTCTGGTACTATTCAATGGTCTAAAAAATATTTAAAAGAACATTTAAATCTTATTACAGACACAGAGCGTAGCAACGATCCTTTGGGAACACATATCGAGTATCCACAATTCCCATTACGTCAAAAGAACTTGACGATTCTACACAAAACATTGCCGAATGTAAAATTAGTAGATGGTTCTTATCACAGTCGAGATATGTTGGATCGATTTACCGAATGGTGTAGTCATAAAGCACATTGGATTGTTCCAGTATTGAATGATGCGCCGATTCGAATTTATGATGCTTTAATTACTGGAGGAATTCCTATTGTTCCCCGTTCATTAAAATATCACAGGGATGTTGTTAATATGCATGATCATATTTTATTCTATGATTATGAAGATATTCAAAATCCATTACCAATTACTGAAAAAGCAAATAAAATATTTGATGAAACCGGTAAAGACGGCATTTTAGCTCGTCACAATTTAATTATGAACAATTACCATGTCGATAATCGCGTGGAAACTATTTTGAAAGCCGTACAAAATGAATTTAGAATCCCCAACTTGGTATAAAGAAGCCGATTCGAAAGAACAGAAGTTATTTAGGGAATGGTTACAAGGCGTTCTTAGAACGGACATTGTGAATTTGACTTTCTTGAAGAAAGATGATACAATAAGAAAAATGAAGTGTACTCTTATCGAATCATCGTTACCGATTCTAGAAAAGAAAACAGATCGCGTCAGAAAAGAAAATGACGACGTGCTTTCTGTTTTTGATTTAGAGAAAAACGAATGGCGATCGTGTAGGTATGATTCTATCAGAGAAATTAAATTTACAATAGGGGATAAAATTGGCATCTAAACGTGAACATGATTTGAGTCGCACATATGGTTCGGAACCTACGGTTTCGCACCTTGATCCTATTTCTGTAAACTATAACGCAGACTTGATGCGTATTAATAATTGGTATTCTGCAGAAAAGACTCGTGCTGACTCTTACAAGTATTACGAATATTATATTAAACATAATAGACCAGAAGATGCGAAATATTTTTCTGAAATTGAAGATAAAGATGTTCATATTACGTATGGTTGGGTTGCTAGACTAGTTCTTCAAGGCGCAAAATTATCACCTACTCATATGCAAGGTTTTAATAATGCACTTGATGAATTGATTCGGTTAGGCAAAAACAGATTCTACAATAAAAAGTCTGTTGCTAAGGTTGTAACGCCTATTGGCACAGTTAAAAAGCCTTCTATTCAAGATGTAATGAAGGAAAAGACTTCTGAGTATATTGGCGAAGTCGAAGGATTGATTGATGACTTCATTAAGAATGATGTTGAGATTAATTTATACAATAATTTAAAATCTAATCAAATTCCTGGACCATATGTTTCAGACATTAAAGAGTGGGCACAGAAAAAATTAGATCAATATAATGCAGTCATTGATACTAAAGATTCACAGACTATTGAGGGATATGCTAATATCAATAAGCGTAAACTAAAGAACTTAGTTAAGCTATTTGAAGCATTTATTGCTGATTGCGAGAAATACTCACAATTTAAGAAAGCAAATCGTAAACCCCGAGCAGTACGAGAAAAGCCTGCAGTCACACAGATTAAAAATCTTAAGTATAAGGTTAAAGATGAAGAACTTGGTTTAACATCTGCAAAAGCAATTGATCTTGTAGGTGCAGAACAGGTATGGGTATTTAATACTAAAACTCGTAAGCTAGCAGTTTACACATCTGAGTCCACAAAAGGTATGACTGTCAAAGGTTCTGCCTTACAAAATTGGTCACCCGATAAATCTAAGCAAAAGACTTTGCGCAAACCCGCAGAACAAATTAAAGATTTGATGGGCGCAGGTAAAGTTAAGTTGCGAACATATATCAATGATATTAAGGCTAAAGAACAGACAGTTAATGGTAGGATAAATATAGATACAATCATTTTACGAATTATGAGGTAACTATATGTCGGTGTTAAAATTAACATATTGTTCGCTTATCAAGATTATTTTATCACAGATAGGCGGCAATCCATTACAACAACTTTATTCCCAGTTGAGTCAAGGCAAAGCGCAGGCCGCACAAGGCGGTTTAATACCAACTGGGTTATTGGAAATTAAACAACTAATTGATCAGGTGACTGCAACTATAAATGCGGCTCAAGCGGCTGCTGGTGATTTTTCAGATGTTATGGAAAAAATCGGCGAACAACTATATCAAAATCCAGTTGGTGCATCTATAACCGCAGCTATTGCAGGTATTGATGCTAGGATAGCAACTGTTGATGCTGGTCTTGTTTCAAGTCCGGGCGATGTAACTTTAACAGCTCAAAAAGCTGCTCTTGTTGCCAACAGAGCAGCATTAGTGACGTTTAAAACAAATACTGATAGATTATCAGGCGTAGGAACAGTGGGCGCCGCGGGTGCAGGTGGGTGTTCATTGCAAGATTTATTGGGCAGTGGATGTACACCTAACGGTGACGTTCCTGATATTGACCTTAAAGCATTAACAGAATCATTAAAGACCAAAGACTTAATTGATGCTATTACAGCAAAATTAACAAGCGGATTGGGTATTGCTGATGTAGTTACAGCTTTAGCAACATTTAAAACCACAATCGACGGATTCAATTTAGACTTTAATACTATAGTCAACAAGGCGGCAATTAGAAGTGCAGTAACATCGCAAATCACACAAATTGTTTATAACTTATTATCGGGTTGCGGTAATCAGGTATTTGATCTAACATTGAAATCAGATGTTAAAGCAAAAGTAGCAGTTTATGCTGCGGCGGAACAACTGCAACGTGAACAGGGTGTGGCATACACTGATATAAACGGCGTTACAGTTACGCCAACCAATACTGAAACAACGCCACCAACAAATAATATAGTAGTAACCCCAAATCTAGCAATTTAAGAAAATATATCATGATCGTAGTTGACTTTAATCAAACAGCCATTTCTAATCTTATGATGGAAATTGGCAGCCGCAATGACATCGAGGTGCAAGTACCACTTCTACGTCATATGATTCTAAATTCTATTAGAAGCTATAAACAAAAATTCGGTAAAGAATTTGGCGAGATTGTGATTGCTTGCGACAATCAAAATTATTGGCGCAGAGAAGCATTTAAGTTCTACAAGGCAGGTAGGAAAAAGGCTCGTGAAGCATCGGGATTGGATTGGAAACAAATTTTTGAAGCATTGAATCTTATCAGGAGTGAGATTGATGTATTCTTCCCATATAAAGTAATTAATGTCGATGGTGCAGAAGCAGATGACGTGATTGCAGTATTGGCAGAATGGTCTCAGACAAATGACACTAGTAATGTATTGTTTTCAGAACCAAAACCATTCTTAGTATTATCAGGTGATCATGACTTTATTCAATTACAGAAGTATGAGAATGTTAAGCAGTTCTCACCTATTCAAAAGAAATATGTGAAATCAGACATTAGCCCAGAAAAATATCTGTTTGAACATATTATCCGAGGTGACAAGGGTGATGGTGTTCCCAATGTTCTTTCTGCAGATGATAGTATCGTAACAGGTACTCGTCAAAAAGCTATTAGACAAGATAAGGTAGATGTTTGGTATAAAGATTTTGATGCAATGCCTCAAGATACAGAATTCAAACAAAACTATGAGCGGAATCGTAAATTGGTTAGTTTTGACTGCATCCCAGCAAACATTAAAGAAGCAATTATAAATACTTATACCGATAAGCCAACAAAAGATAAAAGTAAGTTACTGAATTTCTTTGTTGAACATAAAATGAAGAACATGCTAGAAGTTATAGAGGAATTTTAAAGTGAAAACATCTATCCCACAAATTTTTGAAGAAGTTGAAAAGGCAGGCTCCAAAGAAGCCAAGATTAAAACATTAAGAGCATATGACCATCCTATTCTAAAAGGGATGCTACAAATTAATTTCGATCCAAATGTTAAAATGAGTTTACCTGAAGGTGAGCCTCCTTTTAAGAAGGATACATCTATTCCTGCGGGGTATTCTGAATCAAATCTTTATGTAGAATTTAGACGTTTCTACATTTGGTTACAAAATGATATTAATTTGACTCGTGCTAGAAAAGAACAGTTGTTTATCCAATTGCTTGAAGGCATTCATTGGACAGAAGCTGAAGCAGTATGTCTAGCTAAAGACAGAAAGCTACAAACTAAATACAAATCATTGAAAGAAGATTTAGTAAGAGAAGCTTTTCCTGGTCTACTACCTAATAAGCCAATTATTCCTCCACTAGGAGAACCAAAGGTAAAAAAGACGGATTCTTTGAACGCATCCTGACCTGGTTCAAAGAAAAACCAGTTTCTGTGCCAAAAGAACAATGGTCAGATCAAGGAACAATCCCCGACGATCCTAATCACGATAGTAGAATGTTTCTTGAACATAAATTTAGGGCTTTTGATAAGACTTGACAACATCGTCAAAAGATGTTATAATTAATTATTCGTAATGGAGTTTTTATGACAATGCATATTGTAGGGCCCTGGTTATCTACAACCGGTAAGAAAAAAGGCAAACACAAGTATCGTTCTGCTGAAGAAGCAAAGCGCGCTCGTGACCTTGACGACAGCTGGCAACAAGTACTTGCTCAACACGGGCAAGCAATTCAAAAGAAAAAGGTAGAAAAGACATTCGAGTCTTTATCTTATACTTTATCTGCTCCTGTGGGCAGACAAACAAGCAATCACATTAAGAGTTTAGACACCGGTCATAGTGGTGCCGTTCGTACTAAGGATATTCCTCAGTATACTGGCACTAACATTATCGGTATTGGTACTATGCACAAGAGCAATGCTGTACCTATCTTTAGTGATGATGAGGCAAAATCTATTTCAAGCATGAGGCGTTAATGAGAACAATAGTTTTAGTAACAGGTGGTTTCGATCCAATTCATTCTGGTCATATCGAATATTTTAAATCAGCTAAAAAATTAGGCGATTTGCTAGTTGTAGGTGTAAATTCTGACAGTTGGTTAAAGCGTAAAAAAGGCACACCATTTATGCCTATTACTGAAAGAACTGCAATCGTTCAAAATTTAGCAATGGTTGATAAATGCATTCTATTTAATGATGACGATGGTAGCGCAAAAGAAGCCATTAAAAATGTTAGAATGTTATATCCTACCGAAAAAATTATTTTTGCTAATGGTGGAGATCGTACAAAAGAAAATATTCCGGAAATGGATATTATAGATGATAATCTAGAATTTTTATTCGGTGTAGGTGGCGAAAACAAAATGAACTCTAGTTCTTGGATTCTTCAAGAATGGAAGGCGCCTAAAACAGATAGAGTATGGGGTTATTATCGAGTACTACACGAACAAGGTAAAGAAGTAAAGTTAAAAGAACTTACTGTTGATCCTGGTAAATGTTTAAGCATGCAACGACATAAAGATCGTGGAGAACATTGGTTTGTTGCAGAAGGAACAGCTACGGTTTATAGTTTAAATCGAAGCACAGATGTTGAGCTAAAAGGGACTTATGAGAAATTTGAAAGTCTACATATTAGCAAAACAGAGTGGCATCAGCTTTGCAATGAAGCTGAGGTCCCATTGAAAATTATCGAAATCCAGTATGGCGATAATTGTATTGAAGATGATATTGAAAGGAAAATTTAATTATGACAATCCCATCCAGCCCAGCAGATCGTAAAGCAATTTTAGACTGCATGAAAGAAGTTAGTTCATCGATGACTCGCATCGAAGGTGAACGTGAATTTATTCGAGAAGCTATCAACGAAATTTGTGAAAAACAACTATTGTCCAAAAAGACATTCCGTCGTATGGCACGAGTTTATCACAAGCAAAACTTTAGTCTTGAGCTAGAGGAACACGAAGAGTTTGAATCAATGTATCAAGCTATTACTAACACCACTACAATGGCTAAAGAAACTGCTTAATATGTTTAACCAATTTATTCTCGAAGCTAAGTATTTGGATAATATCAATCGTGTAAAACGAAAAAATATTGTAGGCGTTTATGCTAGTTTAGAGAAAATCGAAGAGATTAAAAAGACGTTAATTGCAAATGAACCAAAATATAAGGTTTCTTTTTCAATTAATCCACAATTTAATCCATTTATCCCATATAATGCTTGACACCTTTTTAATATGGTGTTATAATAGTATTGTTAAGGAGAAAAAATGAGTATGATCTATAATATATTTGAACAATTAGCAAATGATAATTCCCGTTTAGCTAAAGAAGCAATTCTTGTTAAAAACAAAGATAACAAAACACTTAAACAAGTTTTCTATCTTGCACTTGACCCGTTCATTCAATTCTATATTAGAAAAATTCCAAGTTACGATTTTGTTTCAGAGAGTAAAACTTTGGAACAGGCATTAGATGATTTATCGATATTGTCTAATCGAACAGTAACAGGCAATAATGCTATTTCACATCTACGTAATGTTCTATCTAACTTGAGTAAAGAAAATGCCAAAATCATTGAGCGTGTTATTGCAAAAGACCTCCGTTGCGGAGTCTCCGAAGCCACAGCAAATAAAATTTGGCCCGGTATTATTTCGACATACCCAGTTATGTTGGCTTCTGGATACGACCAAAAGCTTGTCGACAAAATCGCACTCCCCGCGCTTTGTCAGCTCAAGCTCGACGGAATGCGATTCAACGCAATCGTCAAAGCCGGCGTAGTAGAATTTAGATCACGCAATGGTAAAGAATTAACTATTCCCAATCCATCATTCCCTGTACCATTTATTAAAATGGCAGAATTCTATAAAGATGATATGGTATTTGATGGTGAACTATTAGTTGCAGATTATGCAGGTAAACCAGTTAATAGACAAACAGGTAACGGCATTTTATCTAAAGCAATTAAAGGTACAATGAGTCAGACTGAAGCAGAAAATGTACGAGCTACATTGTGGGATGCTATTCCATATGCTTCATTCAAACAAGGTATTGATAAAGAGCCGTACAATGTAAGATTAGGTAAACTCAATAATTGTATTTCACACGTTAAATCTAATTTTGACCAATTTAGACATTATGTGGATTTGGTATGGACTAAGCAAGTAGACACATTATATGAAGCACAGAAAATCTTTGAGAAGTTCTTAGCAGAAGGTCAAGAAGGTACTATTCTAAAATCCAAAACAGGTATTTGGGAAGATCGTCGATCTAAAGATCAAATTAAGTTCAAGGGAGAACTTGAATGTGATCTGATGGTAGTTGACTGGGAAGAAGGTACTGGTAAAAACAAAGGTCGCTTAGGTGCACTAGTATGCGAAACAAGTGACGGTGTTATTCGTGTTAATGTTGGCTCTGGTTATTCGGATGAACAACGAGCAGAGTTTGACAAAAAAGTAATAGGAAAAATTATTACTGTACGTTATAATGCACGTATTAAAGAACGATCTGGCGAAAGTGAGAGTTTGTTCTTACCTAGATTTATTGAATTACGTGAAGATAAAAGTACGGCAGAGGCAAGTAAATCTGTAAAGTAAGCATAAATAAAAAGCAAAGGTGCTTTTATGATCGCAAAGATTTATAGATTTCCAGAGAGACGAACTTTATTTAAAGGGTATAAAATACCCCTCTATACTGAGGATGAGATTCTTTTGACAGTTATTGCGTTAAATATTTTCGGCAACTTGCCCGAAAAAGTTACTGATAAAACTTTAGAGTCATATGATCCTGTGACTGTTATTAAAGCTTTAGTCGAGGCAAAATCTTCAAGTCTACTGTCAAATAAGTCTAGACAAATAATTGCAGACATATTGAAATCTATAGAAACTTTATGAATATTTTTTATTTACATCATGACCCTAAAACTTGTGCTGAACTACATAACGACAAGCATGTCGTTAAAATGATTCTCGAATATGCTCAACTTCTTTCTACTGCTCATCGTATTCTTGATGGTACTCAATCTGTGGGTGTCAGTAAAACTAATCGCAAACAAACCAAATACATTCTTTCCGATGAGCGTGAATATACTTTGTACCGTTCTACTCATGCCAATCATCCTTCAGCAATTTGGGTAAGACATTCTTATGAAAATTATGAATGGTTATATAAATTATTAATTGCAGTATTAAACGAATATACTTATAGGTATGGTAAAATTCATGCGACTGCTCGACTAATAGATGCATTACGCGCGCCACCAACACATATTCCTAAAGGTGTAGGATTTACTGAACCTACACCTGCAATGCCAGAAGAATATAGAGTTAAAAATAACTCAATACAATCGTATATAAATTATTATGTAGGTGCTAAAAAGCATTTAGCGAATTGGAAAAAAAGAACTATACCATCTTGGTATGAATTTAATTGAAAGGCAATTATGACAGAAACACATCGAGTACCGGTTGAGCAAGGCTACACAGACGACCGCGGCACAATTCTCCCCCTTACACATGGCGACGCTAATGTCCAAATGATTTGGTCTAAGCCAGGCGCACTTCGTGCCAATCACTATCACAAAACAGACACACATACCTGCTATCTAGTATCAGGTGAAATGATGTTCTACTGGCGCAACCATGGTGAAACAAAGATCCATCGTGAGCACTATAGCAAAGGTGATATGTTCAAGACGGGTCCTATGATTGACCATGAGATGGTTTTTGAAACTGATTCTATCATGGTAGTTATCTCAGAACACAAGCGAGATGCAACTACATATGATGAAGATATTGTAAAAATTGCACCATTGCACGAACAATATGTTGAAGTATGATGTTTGCCGTTGTTGCGGCAGTAATGATCTAAAGCACTGGCTAGCATTACCGAATTCTCCGGTAGCCAATGCTCTTTTCTCTGAACCAGATTTTTACAGACACCCATTAGAACTAAATCGTTGTTCTGATTGCGGTCATATGCAATTGGCATCTGCTCCAGACCCAGACCACGTATTTTCAACATACAAGTATAAATCTGGAGTATCAGCTTCATTTAGAAAACATTTTGAAAGCTATGCTAAAGATGTTTGTAAAATGTTTGGTGGCAATAGCGGACATAAAGTTCTTGAAATTGGTAGCAACGATGGTTATTTGCTACAACAATTTAAAGAAGAATACGGCATGGATGTTGTTGGTGTTGAACCATCGGAATTCTTAATTGAAGAACATACAAGTAAAAATATTCCTGTAATTACAGATTTCTTTACTACATCTTTAGTTAAAAAACAAGCATGGGAAAACAACTTTGATTTTATCTTGGCAAATAATGTTCTTGCACATATTCCTGATACATTAGATGTTGTTAAAGCTATTTCTAATGCTTTAAGACCAGGTGGTGTGTTAGTTGTAGAGTGTGGTGACCAGTCGGGTATTCTAAGCGGCAAGTTCTTAGATAATGTTTATCACGAACACATTGATTACTATTCACCATATTCATTCTCTAAACTATTAGAGCGCGCTGGATTAATTGTAGAAAAACATATCGCAGTTAACACACATGGTATTAGTTTTAGAATTTATGCTAGAAAATTAGTTGGCACATCTAATGTTGATAAACCTAATGTAGATTGGGATCAAACTAAAAAAGATGT